AAGTGAAGAAGACGGTAGAGATACGTTTGAATTTGAAGACAAGTTTAAAGTGTCATACAAGCTCACTGAAAAAATTAGGTTGTATAATGTAGGCGAAATATCCAAACTTCAAGGCAAAGAATTCTATAAAGCTAAAATAGGAATTGAGGTAAAAATATGAAGCAAGCAATAGCAATAGCTGCATGCGGTTTATTTTGCTTTACGTCAGGGTTGTATCTTGGTGTTCAAAAAGCAAACGATCGTGTAGCAGAATTGGGTGAACAATATAAAAAGACTGATGAAAGAGTCGCTGTGTTCACTGATCTAAATGATCCAAAAACAATACAGAGTTATGTCAGTCAGTTAAGAAAAATATTAGATGATATTACATTCTTAGGTAAACTTATAGAGTCTGGTCAGGTTGCAGATGAAGCATTAGCTGAGATGAAAAGAGGCATAGATGCTAAATTAAATAGAATGGTAACGATTGATGAATTCGCATCATCAGTCAACTTGACACAATCACGAATGGAAAAAATCGGTGGAGATCTAGATGATCTATACGATATTACAGAAGACATAGATGACAAGGCGGATAAATCTGACAAGAAGATTAATAAACAATTAAATACTATTCAAAAAGAATTAGATGAAGTCAAAGATCTTCTTAAGACTTTTAATAAAAAGAAATTCTTTCACACACACAAATAGGACAAAAATGAAGACAACTATAAAAACCGTTATTGAGGCAATTTTAGACTTGATTAAAACTGTAGTTAGTTCTTTGACATACCAGTTCGAACAATGGTTTTGGAAGAATGAAATTAAACCAAAAGAAATAAAACATTTTGCAGATGGGTTTCATGAAGGACGATGGGAAGATGATAAACCTATTGAGAATAAAAACAAAGACGAGGAAATACTTGGAATTTAGCAAATTACATATGGCAATTATAGCACAATTTTTTGGTTCAATGGTTGCATTTTTTCAGTTACAGGGTTGGGTTGTATGGGATAAACCATGGTTAAAATCAGTTTGGTGGATGTATCTTACTAGTTTGGCAATAGCACCATTATTTTTTTACAGTACTAAATGGTCATACGAACACTTCGGTGCATTTTGGAATATGCGATTAGCTGGTTTTGGAATGGGTACAATTGTATTCGGTCTGCTAGCTTGGCTATTTATTGGGGAAATACCAACGTTGAAAACAATCATTAGTGTAATATTGGCAATTGCAATAATATTAATACAAATAACTAATCTATAACGAGGAACAAAAATGGATTTTAATAATCTTTCAGAATACGACAAATATATTTTAATGGCATCAAGAAGTAATAAGATGCCAATGACTGCTACAGGATTTAATGCATACAAAGATCTAAAGATGATCATTGAACAGTGTGCAAAATCTGATGCACCAACTGTGGAGTTTAGAGGTCAAACGTTCGACACACCAATAGACAGACACGAAGCAATTAAACTTTTAGATGATTGTAACGATATGAAGTGGAATCCTAAACTTAGGAGCCTTTCAAAATATTTTACTTTGGAATTTAAGTGACATTATGGCAAATTGTTTGCCAATATGGGGAAACGTAATGCCATTTTGTCATACTAATATTAATGGTACGGTTTTTTCTTTATATAATATGGGTACGCTAAATGGTTAGGTACTCAAGTTAGTTCATAAGAATAACATAAGGAGAAAAACAATGAGCTTAGTAAGATACACCAGTTTTCCTGGTATTAATCGTGATAATTTTTTAACACCATTCGACAAACTGTTTGATAGCATGTTTGAAGAGAACTTTCCAGAAGTTGCAAAAACTGTTGGTGTTAATCCATTTTCAGGAACAGCATATCCAAAAGTCAACGTATATGAATACGACGATAAAGTTGGTGTGGTTGCAGAGATTCCTGGAATCGATAAAAAGAACCTCGAAGTAGAGGTTGAAGAAGGTGTTATGACTATCAAAGGAAGTAAGCATGGTTTCGATGAAGATGCTGAAGCAACAGTTTTACGAAGAGAACTTAAGCATTCAGCATTCGAACGTAAGTTTACGCTTGGTGATTCATTAGATGGTGATAATATACGTGCGAATTTCAAAGATGGTATTTTATCTATCGATATTCCAAAATTCGAAGAGAAGGTACCAAAAAAGAGCTTCGTTAAGATAAGTTAGGTTATATGTTTATTTCAAGAGAAGAGGTGATTTTCCGTTTCTTACACTGTAAATTAAGGAAAACGGGAATTGTGTGTAGGCTTAGGGTGGCTTCACTTGAATAAACGACTCATAAAAGTCGGAGATAATATGTACTACCTATTGGGTAGGATGATTGTCTCCGACGTTGAGGTTGGAGGTATGAATCATTGGAAACAATGTTGGAAGGCAGATACCGTCCTCAGAAATGGTGACAGCTATTACTTCTGTAGAGACATAATTATAGCTGAATATCAGGACTTATAATCATGGAATTTATAAACTCTAAAGTATTTCCTTATATGGTAGCAACTGCTGCTGGTGCTGTAGCATTCAGTGCAGCATTCTTTTCCGTATTTGGATTGTCAAAATTATTTGCCGGCGCACAAACGAGTGTAGTGATCATGGCTGGAAGCCTTGAATTTGCTAAACTAGTAACTGCCTCGTTTCTTTACAGATACTGGAAGACGGTACCCGCGTTCTTAAGAACCTATTTACTAGTCGGCACAATTGTTCTTATTATGATAACCTCCGCTGGTATATTTGGCTATTTGTCGAATGCATATCAGGGAGCTACAACTGGATTCGAAAAACAATCGACTACACTGATCTATAAAGAAGATCAATTACAGCAAGTAAAAGATGACCAGATTTTTCTAAAACAGGAGATGGATGATGCGATTAAAGAATTACCAGATAATTATAGAACAGCAAGAAAGAAGCTTAGAGAAGAATATCAACCACAGATCAATGAACTAAATGTTAAGTCTTTAGAGTTGAAACAAGAAATTGGAGACCTAAAGATTGCACTAGTTGAAACTGGTGTTGATGTTGGACCAGCGATATATTTGGCTAGAGTATTCAATACTGAAATAGATACAGTTGTCAAATTTTTTATATTCATATTGGTATTTGTGTTCGATCCACTAGCAGTGTCATTGGTTATAGCTGCAAGTATGGCATTTGAATTGGCAGCAGGTGTACCAACACCTCAACCCATACAAACTAAAAAGTCTAAGAAATGGTGGGAAGTATATGGAGATAAGAAGGAAAAACCAAAAAAGTCTAATCCGAGTGAGGAAAAAATAGAAAAGAAAAAAGAAGTTGTATTGAAGGGTGGAATAGACTTACGCAAATTAAAAAAGGAAGATTAACAACCAGAAATATATTCATATTTAATTCTAAATGATATAGTTACTAACAATTTAAATGAAGGATACCGAATTGATGAATCCTAGATTACATAATGGTTATGAACAAAATGGTCGTGTATACAAATCACCTGTAGGCCAAATTCCTAAAATCGTAAACAGTTTCAAACCTTTGACTGACAATCAAAAATTGTTCTTTCAAAAGATGAGCGACTTTAACACTCAACTTATTCTGTGTCATGGAATAGCTGGTACTGGAAAAACTTACGTATCTATTTATAAGGCTTTACAGGATGTATTACGAAGAGGAACTCCATACAACAAGCTAATGATAATCAACCCAACTGTTGATGTTGGAAATGAAGATAAATTGGGATTTCTACCTGGTGAATTGGATAAAAAAATACAACAGTATAACGAATCAACATTTACTATACTTGACAATATAGTTGGAAAAGAAAAAGCTAAGAAGTTGATTAGTGATGGTAAGGTTGAAATTGGTGTATTGAATTTTTTAAGAGGTGTTAACTTGGAAAATTGTTATGTGATATTAGATGAAGCTCAAAACGTTTCACCAATGCAGATAAAAACTCTGATGACTAGAATATCGCATGATTGTAAAATGATAATACAGGGAGACATGTCGCAGTGTGATAAGTACAAGAATAACGGTGTTATGGATTATGAACGAAGTGGATTTTATGATGTATGGTTTAGACTTAAAGATGTAGAAGGTGTAGATCATATGGCATTTACAAGAGATGATTGTATCAGACATCCATTAGTTAAGCGTATTCTTAAAACATATGAGGACGAGCACGAAATACAACTTTGAAAAAAAACGCATTTTTTTAAAAATAAACATGTACTTTAACCGGTTTTATTTAGTAGATTCTAATATAAAATAAAAGAGGTTACTAAATGAATAAAGGATTAGATTACAGGAATATAGGAAGAAATGAAAAAGGAGAATTAACATTCTTCACTTCAAAGCCAAAAAGTTCCATTAAACCTAAAAGGGCTATCGGTAAGGGTTTATCCGTATCAGAAAAAACTTTCGCATGGAAATGGTATCAAGCAAACTCCAAACGTTTAAATGTTACCGATGCATTTACATTGGCGCTTAAGAAATTTTCAGGTAGAACAGACACAAAGTCTAGCGATTTAAAGGTGCTTAAGAGTTACTTTAGTTATGGTAATAACGAAGCTTCGTTTAACGCATATGTTAATTTACAAAAATTCAGTACACTGGTAAAATAATTTACAAAAAGTGAAAATAAACATGTACATTTACCGGGTAAAACGTGTAGATTCTAATATAATAAAAAAAGAGGTTACTAAATGACACTAATAGAACAAGTTAACAACATGAACATAGACGATTTAAGAATGCTAAACAAATTAGCTATCAGTCGTATTGGTGAGTTGCAAGCAAATTATCGTTTCAACTTCAAGAAAGGTGATCTAGTCACCGTTGACGGTGGAAGAAATGGAAATATGAATGGCGTAGTCGAAAAGGTTATGCGTAAAAACGTACAGGTGAGAGTCTTTAAAAAGGATTTTCCTGAATTAACCAAAGCCATTTACAATTGTACTCCAACACTTTTAACTAAGAGGAGCAAGTAATATGTATACAGCTGAAGTATCAAATCTAAAACAAGTAGACTGTGGAGGTTGTGGTAATTATATGGAAGTTAGCATCGATGCAACTGGAGGGACATGTTCTAGGTGTACACAACAACGAGTAATTGGTTTAATGTCTGACAGTGAACGTGAAAAACTATTTTCATCAGTTGCAAGAACAGTTGGAACAGGTAGACCAAGAGGTTGGAGATGGAGAAAAGAATTTGTAGATGCAGATGGTACAGTGTTTCATAAAGGTGTAGAACAGCCTAAATTAAAAGGTACATTACAACCAACAGATGTAACTGCAATTAAACAAAAACAAAAGTCTAGAAAAGTTAGTGCGAAAAAAGCTGAGCAGAAAAAGCTATTGAAAATGGCAGCTGAAAAGAAAGAACTCAAGAAAGCTATAGAAGCACAGAAGGATTTTTTAGATCATAAATCAGGTAAGTAATGGATAGAAAAACACAGTTAAAGAACCAAAGCGATTTCTCAATCTATGGTGTATTCAGGTTTACTTCATATCTAGCGGCATCTATTGCACTGTATATTGGCAATTTACAGATAGCAGCAATTGCCTTTGGATTTGGAGCAACTCTTGGCTTTATTCGTAGAATAGCAAGGATATGGGAATAATGAGTAAAGAACAATGGTTAGAAGAAAAGATTATGTGTGATGAATGGGGACGTCCGCCAAGTTTGGCTGATGTTCCACTCACCATAATGAAAAGAAAAGATGCTCTCATCAAGCAAGGTGGAGACACAAAATCAATCAATCAGTTATATATGGAGTCAATCAATGGCAAAGAAAAGTAAACAGTTTTCAGACTACAAGCCGTACACATACCTTGAAGGTGTAGGTAAAGATGCAGTACCGGTGAAATTCGTCGCAAAGAACGATGAAGATGCACAGTTATACGTCAAAAAGGTTGGCGCTACATCTTGGAAAAAGTCGTAATGAATGGTTTAATATTTGTATGCGTAATGTGTTTGTTAGCTGTATCGACTGATGTCGTTGACTGGTTAGCAGACAAGGTTGAAGGAATGTTTAAGGACAAATGAACGATTGGAATAAAGTAGAAAAGAATAAATCCACGGCTCATCAAGACATACAGATGATATACATCAAAATGTGCTTGTTTATATTGGCTGCTGTGGCATATTTTTATTTTATAATAATGGGTTGGACTATATGAAACAAGTAATAAACTGTTTGAAGCATGATAATCCTGTTATACGGAAAAAACTAAGAGAGGTCACAGTTGAAGAAGGAATGGAAATTGCTACCGAGTTATTTACTATACTCAATAAGCGAGGTGATGGTATTGGTTTGGCCGCTAATCAAGTTGGGATTGATGCGAATGTTGCCGTGGTTAATGTTAGGGAGCCTCTTATTTTAATAAACCCCAAAATTATTTCAAAGGATGTTGAGGTAAATTTTTTGGAGGGATGTTTGTCATATCCTGGAAAGAGGGTCAAAACGATAAGATATAGAGACGTAATCATATCTACGGATCAATCAGAAAGTGATTGGTATTTTACCGGTGCACCTTCAGCTACAGATGGAAAGGGAAGTTGGGAGCAGGGAGATGCAGACAATGAACAAATAAGACTTCTAGAATCTGTATGTGTTCAACACGAAATCGATCACTTAAATGGAGTTATTTGTATGGACAGAAAAGTTAACACTACAATCATAGCTGAAAAGAAGATAGGTAGAAATCATCTTGTCACAATTAAAAAAGACGATGCAGTTAAGGTATTGAAATATAAAAAAGCACTGAAGTTTCTAAATGATGGATGGGAAATAAGTGCAGCGTAATTTGACAGATGATGAAAAAATTAGTTATGTTATTATTGGCATATGCATCGGTCTAATGGTTGGAATAGTCATTGGTGTATCGCTTGATACAATTACAATGGTAAACGAGTTGAATTTATAATGAGTAAGAAAAAGAAAAGACATTCTAATGCGGGAAAGGGAGATAAGAGTCGTGTATCAGATAAGAAAAAATACGATAAAAATTGGGACCAAATATTTAAAAAACAAAATAAGGACTGAGCCAGTGTATGAACATTGTATACGAAAATACTAGAAATGTCGAACTAAACAATAGGAACAAGCCCATTAATAGTTGGATGGAAGACTGGACATTAGACGAAAGAAAGGAAAAGTTTTTCGAATTTTGTAGGGTATTTGATAAACGTGAAGATGATTTGTTAAAGGAAGATTATCAAATATTCTCACATAGGCTCCATTGGCATGAACATCCGTATTGTGATGAGATGAGAGATGTAGATGATTTACATAAGAGAATATGGTACACAATGGTATTCTCATTTAGTAATGAACATTGGTTGACATTTAAAACATTAAAAGATCAGGGTGCAGAATCTTTACGAGAAAGATTTGCGACAGAACGACATGCTCGTAGTGATCTATTTCAAATATATTATCCAAAAGGTACAAACGTTCGAGAATGGTTATTATCTGGTCCTAAAAAATGTGCAGATGACATGGTACACATATTAAAAGAAAGAGACAAGCGATGGACTATGATGGAACTGGCTAAGGTGTTCTGTGATTATTTTAAAGAACATCAGGGATTTAGAGCACCAATGTATCCATGTAAAAACTTTGCTAGATACATGGCTATGACATGGCCAAAGGATTATGATCCAGAATCTGTGCTGTTTGGTGGTACAGGTCATTTTGACGGGTTACACCAAATATTTGGCGGTAAAAACCTAATGAATAAGGTTAAGTATGATATAGGTAATGATGGTGAATTCATACCAATAAACTATAATGCGGAGTTATGGTTACAGCAAATGGATGAATTAATATCGGATAATAGAAATCCAATGGTTCAACAAAAGTTTCTAAACGTTGAGGATAAAACATGTTTTTTCTATAAACATATAGCTATCAATCACGGGGTAAAGAGTCCAACAAAACGTATACCTTACGAATGGATATTTCCTAGTGATTTTAGTCTCAACAACTAATATTTATATTATATGAAAAGAGGCATTCTACATATCAAAACTAAAGTCAATTCACCATTCAAGGATGTTAAAGCTGCATTTGTAGATAGGAATGGAGAGTTGTTAAAATATTTATGTCCTAATGGAACATCAGTTGTTCATCATAAGGGTATAAGGCGGGGTGCCGTTACTAAAATAGATTTTTTTGGGGACATTGTAAAGTTCAAAGTTGTAGGTTACAAAACTTCGAAATCTGATTTATTTTTTAACGATATACTGGTAGACGGAAACTTTTTAGGAATAAAGTTTTGGTCACATAGACACAAGCTTAAATCAGTATCGGACGAAAAAACAATGATAGAGGACGAAATAACATTTACAACAAAGAACGTAGCTATTGACTGGCTTCTTTACTTTTGTTTATATGTTTCGTTTGTTACACGTAAATTGAAGTATAAACTATTCTTTAGATAGGAGATTAGAAATGGCGAAGAGATCATGGCCCGAGGAACGAGGCGATATCGCAGTGTGGTTATCTGGATTTTTAGGTATCTATAAAAAATGGGTAGATAAGATTCTAGATAATGATGATGTGGAAGTTAATAAGAACAAAATAATAGAATTGTTAGATGAGTGGATTGGAAAATTGGAAGAGATTAAACTAAAAATAATAAAAATGCCAGACACTCCGCAACGAGAAAGTAACGATATATAGATATATGAGTAAGAAAATTAACGAAGTCGCATCTAATTCTGCAAATTATGGAGCAGATGCTGGTGAACCAGATACAGGATGGTTGCCAGGTGGAGACGTACGTACGTTAGGTTTCGAATCTGGAAAACCTGAACCTTGGTTTCATCAAGGACAATATGAGCAGGTTGATTTTCCAGTTGCATCATTTATATATGGATCGAAAAAAGAAGACAACGCGTTGGCGTACACAGTAAAAAAGCAAGCTAAGGTTGTTGATATGGAGAGCGTTATTAAGGATTTAGATCTTGAAATACAAGAACTAATGGCTAACACCGAACAAATGTATAAGGATATAAAACGTGGTTAATAGAATACTAGATTGGGAAATGTTTGTAATCGAAACTAGGTTACTATACAAGAAGCATAAAGATTTATTAGAGGACATTGCGGACAAGCCAATGGACTTTCCGTCAGAGTGTAAAAATATGTTCATTGCTCTATTACATGATTATCATGTTGGAATGAAGTGTGGAACAAAGGAAAAAGTTGTTAAAAATTTTGGATTCGAAATAGCGGAAGCATAATGAATATACTTTTACCATATGGTTATGATGAAAAATGTACATCTGTAAGTCAGCCTTTACCGTATTTAAAGGCAACTAAGGCGGAGACCTACATCATGAAGAAAGAGGATATAATATTACGTTTAGAATCAGCTCTAGACAATCAAGATTGGGCAGATATTGAACTATTATTAGAAGATCTAGAACTTGACGATGAAGAACTAGATCAAGGTTATGACCAATTCGTTGATTCGGATGAATGGGAGTAGTTATGAAAAAAGTCTACAAACCAAAGATGTCTGACTTTCCGATACCTACAACGAAAGTAATCAAAACAAAAAAGAAGAAGTCTAGACAACAGGAAAAGATTGAGTTAGAAAAGAACTACAGTCTGGATATTGATTAAAAAAAATTGAAAAAAAGTAAAAAAAGCATGTACTTGTATGCCGGTTTACGTGTAGATTCTATTAATTAACAAAGGAAAATGACTATGCAAAACCTAAGCAAATATCTAATAGTATTAGCATTAATAACAACAATAAATGGTTACGTAGCAACTCGTTTTATGAAGGCAAATAAAGAAACCTATCATGGACATTACGAGTTCCTAGCTAGCCAGAATCAAGAGTTATCAAATAGGCTTTCAGAATTTTACCAGCACGGAGTAAAGGTTGATGTAACAATGTATCAGCCAAATACAATACAGTGCGATGACACACCAGACGTAACAGCTGACGGAACTAGAATACGTATACAGCATGCATCTAGATATAAGTTTGTTGCATTGTCACGTAATTTACTTGCACGATGGGGTGGACCGTTTAACTATGGTGATTTTGTTTTGTTAAAAGGAACAGATGGCAAAGATGGCGTATATCAGGTTAGAGATACGATGAATGCCAAATGGGTTAATGTTGTAGACATATTAGAGTCTGAAAATGTTAAGCCATATAAATTTACAAACGTAGATATTTTTAAATTAAATTGGACTAAGGAGAATGCATGAGAATACCTGCTGAGCAAATACAAGAAAATTGGGAAGGGCTCAATAAAATAATAGAGGACACCTTTGAAGGTGACAGGTTAAAGAATATAAAATTGTTACATGAGCATTTTCAAGATAGAATGACATTAGCTCCAGCTTCAGGAACAAAATGGTTTCATAATGCTTTTCCAGGAGGATACGTAGCACACGTGCTAAATGTAATAAAGTGGTCTTTAGAATACTACGAAATGTTTAAGAAAATGGATATGCACGTTAGCGACATAGATGAAGAAAGCGTAATCTTTTGTGCAATGTTCCATGATCTTGGCAAAATAGGAGACATGGAAAATGATTACTATATTACTAATCCCGATGAATGGAAAGCCAAAAAGTGGGGAAGATTATATGATCATAATCCTAACCTACATTGGATGACAGTTACAGATAGGACATTTTGGTTGCTGAATCAATTTAGCATACCGATGTCACAACAAGAGTTTTTAGGTTTAAGAATGGCAGATGGATTATACGAAGATGCAAATAAGCCATATTTTTTCGAAGGTTCAGAATGGAAAGCAATAAAAACAAATATTGGATTCATAATACATTATGGGGATGCATGTGCAACTAGATGGGAAAAGGAACAATATATGTTATCGGGGGAAAGTAGCGTAGACTTCCCAAAGATAATGAAGGGTACCACAACAAAATCGGAACCATTGGGCGACATAGACGTCGACAAACTAGGAGACTTATTTAAATGATAATAGAAATAATAATGGGAACCATTACATTGGTTCTGTGTTATATCATTTGGAACTTGTATACAAAGGTACAATTTCTAGAGCTAGCATTAGACGGTACATATGTATCAATCGGTAAAGCCGTACAAAATATGAGAGATCTAGATACCATTGGTGCATTCGAAGCCGATGATGAAGCTGGTACAACATTTACAGAATTACTAAACGAAGTAGAACAATTAGAAACATTAGTAGGAGAAAAAAACAATGCCTAAAAAAGCACCAAAGAAAAAGCTAAAGAAATCAGTAAACAGAATGTATTTTCACGAAGGAACAGAACAAGCAATTATACGTTACAATGAAGCGTTAACAAGTAGAGAACGAAACGACATTTATAATGAACATCTTAGAGCTCCGTTCGAAAAACTTGTAGAAAGTATTATACATACATTTAAGTTTTATTATTTTGATATTCCATTAGATGATGTTAAACACGAAGTAATATCGTTCATGATTACTAGGCTAAATAAGTTTAAACCTGGTAAAGGGAAGGCATTTAGTTTCTTTAGTGTAGTTGTAAAAAATTGGTTGATATGTCACAACAATAACAATTATAAAAAGATGAAGATGACAAGAGACGTTATTGACTTAAAACATAAAGATGCCAAGCAAGTTACGTATGATGAACAATTCGAAACTGTGAATGAAGGGCAACAATTTTTTAAATCTATTATAGATTACTGGGAAGAGAACGTTGGCACTGTATTTAAAAAGCAACGAGATATTAGGATTGCATATTCTATAATAGAATTAATGTCAAGAGTCGATGCTATAGAAATTTTCAATAAGAAAGCTCTATATATTTTGCTTCGAGAACTATCAGGTGCTAAGACTCAACATATAACGAAGGTTCTAAATACCATGAAGTCTCACTATAAGAACCTAGAGAGACAATGGGACACAGAAGGTCACATCGAACAACCAAAATCAAATAGATTGTCTCAGCCTCTGTACTTGTAGTTGATTTTTTAGTTTACGCCATATTTATGATCAAAGGACGTTCTAATTATGTCTGCTGATTATGAAGTATATAATGGAGTGAAACTATCTGATATGTTTAAGAAGATAGATGGTAACTCTAAACGTAACAAAATACAAATAGAATCATTGATTCAGGAAATGATGGTATTTATTAAGGATCCAAATTCTGCAATGCAGTTGTTTCCGATGATAAGCGAATTCATGCAAGCGAATATTCGTAACGATGAATTACTGGTTAAGTTAACAGCTGTAGTACAAAGGGTTATACAATCAGAAACAAAGATGGATAGTGGAGAATTAGGGTTGTCGGATACTGAAAAAGCTGAAATACTTGAAAAGATTCAAAATGCTACAGAAGACATTCAGAAAGAAGTAGACGACATTACTCTAGGAATACAATCAGAAGGACCGTAAAATGGCCGACGTACAGGGAGTGTACACAGAGCGGGTATCTAATAACGCTAAAGTAAACATAAAAAACCAGATACCTACAGAAAAACGTGTACGAGATATAACTCAGGAAATAATCGACGCTACGAAAACTATATCTCTGCAAATAGTAACAGCAGAAGTTGTAGAAGTAGTAACAGATCCGGTTTCTGTAAATTTACCACCAGCATATCAAGGATGTATACGTGTTGATACTGGTGGAGTAGATTTCTCAATACTTCCAGAAAATAGTAAAGGTTTTATTAAACCTCTTAGTGCATTTATTAGTCAATACCCCGTTATGGGGGAATTTGTTTCTATAATAAACTTAGGTGGATTTTCCTTTTATTTTAATCCTGTAAATTTCCATAACAGTCCAAACAATAATATGTTAAAAAGTTTAACCTCTAATCCAGAGGATGGAACTGTTGATAGTAAAAAGGCTGCAGCATCTATTGGAGAATTCGAACCTATTACCAATGCATCTCCAAGACCAGTAAAAGTTTATCCTGGAGATTTTGCAATAAATGGTAGAAACGAACAATCTATACGAATAGGAAAAAGTAAAGGGTCCAAAAAGGATTCAGTAATAAAATTAAGAATATCACCAGAAGATAACGACATAAGCAAGTTGCTTCTTCCAAAGGAAGAGGATGTCAATTTAGATTTATCTTCTATTTACATGACAAGATCTGAAACGGTAGATTTAAACGTTGTACCGTTTGCACAAGATATAACAGAAGACCCGTTAGTTGGTAGTCAAATAATATTGGACTCTAACACTATAACGTTTAATTCAAAAGAAGGAGGAGACGTAAGGGTTTACAGTGGAAGAAATGTCAATATAGTTGGAAAGGGAACAGCAAACATTGTAGGATTGTCTGTTAACATTGGAGACAACTTAGATCAAAATTTACAGCCAGCTGTATTGGGTCATCAATTGGTAAAGTTTTTGGTTAACGTTTTAAATCAGCTAAATTCTTTTGGTGGTCAAATAATGTCAGCAACAGGAACAGGAAATATAGGTATACCAGTTCCTGTGTTTGGTGCTATGAGTGCTGGAGCTGGATTGCAAAGTGGTACAGCAGTATGGACAGAATCTGTACTAAAAGATTTTCTACTCAGTAAAAACGTAAAAATATCTAGAGCTGGAAAGAGTGGACTATAATGTTAAACTGTGACAATATTACTTCAGCAAAAAGGTTTTTACCAGAAGGATCGTTACTATTACTCGGTGACCAAATATTAGAAGGTTGTGCAATAAAAACTAGTGGTAGTGGTGGACAAGGTGTAAGCGACGAAGAATTAGAAAAGAATAGAATAGCAAACGAAGTTTTTGGTATAGCTGAAAACTATGAAGACATATATGTGATTGGTGAAAAGGTTTGTGAAGGTGAATTTATAAGTGAATTGGGATTTACAGCTGATGAAGGTGGCTGTACAGTAATACATTCAGGTTACGGCGGTGAAGCAAGAAACTTTGCACCAGGTACAGATTTGAAGTCTGGTGATTTAGTCCTGAACGGTTATGTGTTGGATCCTAATGGATTAAGGTTGGATGCACCGCAAAGTATACCTGGAGAAGGGTTTGTTGTTGGTGATTCCGGAGCTGTTGTTTCGCCCGGTGCAGGAAATGATGATGGTGAAGCATATTGTAGTTTACAAGAGTTAGCTGGAAAAGCAGATAGACCGGAAGGGTTCTTTGATGAATTCTCCATGGACATAGATTTAGATATTCCTGATCTTGATATGAAATGGTGGTTTAAGATACAAAAAAAGATTAACGATCTAATGGCAGTACAAAACAAATTTATGGTTAGAGTACAAGTGTTAGTAGATAAAATTGAAGTAGATCCAGATAGGGCATGTGATTTGGTTCCCGATGTTAACAAATTAATACAGTTAATTCAAAAGGTAGAACGAGTAATCTCTAGAATATCTAGACTCTTACGTGCATTATCATCATTGGCCAGGAAATTAAAAAAGATAGTTAAACTTTTGAAGTGGATATTCTCTCCATTAAAAATAGTAGAAGCGTACTTTATGGTCTTAGGTGTTATAAATGGTATACCTCAATTATTGGCAACGGCTGCACAAAATATGGCAAACTCACAAAGAGTTATGCAATCTTTATTGGCACTCCTACAAAAAATAATAGCACAGTGTATGGTTAATAGAGGCGCAGAAGCTGGGTTGACGAAGGAGCAATGTGAAGCTGCTGGTGGTGTATACGTAGATAGGAGATTAGGTGATCTAGGAGATTCTGTAGGTGGAGAATTAGGACTTGGATTATCTGATTTAGAAAATTTTGATGAATTCGAAACAGATAACGATGGTGATATAACATTCGATGAATTTGATAGAATATTGAATCAACAGTCAGTTGACCTTCAAGAATGTTTATTAGAATTGGACGATATAGATAAGGCACAAGAATATGTTATATAATATTTATAAAATAAAGGTAAAGGTAAAGGTAATATCATGAAAAAATCGCAAATAGGAGCTTTGAAAAAGATAATACAAGAAGCTGTACAAAAAGAAGTAGCTAAACAGATGCATGCTGTTATTAAGGAGATAACTGCACCACAACCTAATATGGTTAATGCTTCACCTATAGCTGAAACTAAAACTGCAACTAGACAACTTGTAAAGGATCCAGTTCTGAATCAAATTTTAAATGAGACACAAGGTGGTATACCAGGTGGTGAATCACAACAAGAAGAATGGCCTACTATGGGTGGCGGAACAATGTCATCTGTTGGTCAAATTGGTGGACTACAAGCACAAATGCAACCTCAACAACCAGTTAACACAGCTGGAATGCCAGACTTTTTGAAGAAGGCCTTCAGCGGTCATGACGCAAAAGTTGTTAAAGCAATAGAAAAGAAACATGGCTCTAGAACTAAGTAGATTAATTAAAAATTTAGCTCAGCTTAGACATAAAGAAACTAATAAAAATAAATTTCTAAAAAGTAAAGCTAAGGTACAGGAATACAAACAAAATGTAGAAAAAGCCACTGGTGAGGCCATGGCTATACATGATTATGTCAATAAGGGAGAAGTGTCACCAACGTTTCCTATAGGAAATAATGGTAGAGCACTAAACCCTCCAGTTCCAATGGAGAAGAAATCATTCTCGTTTTTGGTTGACGACATATTAGAGTTGAATTCTCTTACACCTGGATCATCATTACATGTCAATAAGAAAAGACAAATAGAAAGTGATTTAGAAGTTGGGATTGTCACAAATATATCCGGTGTCCGATATTTAAGTACAAGGGGAAGAGCAAAACAACTTGATCGTCCGTTCGACGAAATGAATGATAAACAGGCTATAGCTCTTTCGAAAACTACTGGCAGAGGTAAACTTAAGTAATGGCACTAGAAAATAAAAGGAACGCATCGGTACGAGAACGAGATAGGGATGAAGATTCCAAAATCGGTTTAGTATTTCCGTTGACTAGGGGTAAGGATGGATATTTTAAATCTTCATCTACGCTTTTAGAACAAACAAAATCAAATATGAAAAACCTTTTATTAACGGTTAAGGGTGAAAGACCGTTTCAACCAGATTTAGGTTGCGATATATTTAACATACTATTTGAACCAGCAACTGAAGATCTCTCAAGTGATATTGATGGGTCTATCAGAGAAGCAGTTGGAAAGTGGTTACCACATGTAAGTTTAAAGGGCGTAATAGTTGATATAGACAATAATACGGTAAACATAACAGTCACATTCTCTATTGTAACAGATCCGAATGCCACAGAATCTATATCATTGGCACTAAATAGAGTTGGAGTTTAATAATGGCAAGCACGAAAATTAAACCTAAAGAAGTACAATATCTAAATAAAGATTTTAATTCTTTTAAGTCTACACTTATAGACTATGCAAAAACATATTTCCCTCAGAGTTATGCAGACTTTAATGAAACTTCTCCAGGAATGATGTTTATAGAAATGGCATCATACGTTGGTGATGTTTTAGCATTTCACATTGATGAACAATTTAGGGAATCACTGTTAGTCTACGCTGAAGAACGAAAAACTATTTATGATATTGCTCAATCATATGGATATACACCAACAATATCAACACCGTCTACAGTAACATTAGATTTTTTTCAAACTGTACCTGCAACTGGAACTGGAAATGATATAAAACCAGACTATAGATATGGATATGAAATATCTGCCGGATCTAGGACAAAGTCAGATGAATACGGTGTATCATTTAGAACAATCAACAATATAGATTTTAAACATTCTAGCTCAATAGATCCCACAACAGTTAGCATATATGAAGTAGATGAAGACAATTTACCAACTAAATATTTGTTAAAGAAATCTGTTAGATCGGTAAGCGGAGAGTTGGCAACAGAAAAGTTTACGTTTACAACTGCTAAAGCTTATGATCAAATTGTGTTGGGAAAAGATAACGTTTTAGAAATAATTTCATGTACAGATTCTGATCAAAATAAATGGTATGAAGTTGAATCTCTTGCTCAAGACTTGGTGTACGACGATGTATCGAATACTTCAGAGTTTGATCCGCAATTATCACAATTTAATGATACTGTACCTTACATTTTAAAAATGGTTAGATCACAAAAAAGATTTAAAACACGATTAAGGGATGACAATAAAAAAGTTGTACAGTTTGGGTCGGGAACATCAGACAATCCAGATGAAGAAATCATACCAAACCCTTCTACAGTTGGTAATTCATTTACAAACACAAACTTTTTAAATAGTAACTCGGCACTTGATCCTGCAAATTTTTTAGATACGGCAGTTTATGGACAAGCTCCAAGAAATACATCATTAACGTTTGAGTATTCATTTGGTGGTGGACTTAAAGACAACGTTCCTAGTAATTCTATTACGTCTACAAACGGGTTAACATTAGTTTTAAACACAAATGGTTTAACAGCTGGTTTAGTCAATGAAAGTAAAGGATCAATAGCTGTTAATAATTCAGTTGCTGCAACAGG